TCGGTGTCGGCCATCGGCGTTTCCGCGCCGCCCTCGTCGGCCTTACCGTAGGCGATCTTCATTTCCTCCAGGCGGTCGGCCTTAATCCGCTTCAACTCCTCCTTGATCTCCGCCGCCGTCCAGTTCGGGCGCATCTCACTCACCGCCGTGTAGGAACTGGTCAGGTAGGTGGACTTCTGCTGCGCTAGCACCTCCGTCTTTTCCTTCGGGGATTGCAGCGACCGGACGGGGAACTCCATCACCGGGTCCACCTCGAACGTCACGCCGGTGTCGTATAGCTCGGCGTCAAGTTCCAACGCGGCGGCAATAAGCTCCCCCAACGCCGCGCGGTAGTAGCCGGCCTTCTTCGTGCGGGTCCGCTCCGATAGGGCGTTGCGCGAGTCGACTTCGGTAGCCGTGGGCACGCCGACGGTGAGGTTCGAGTCCGAATACTGCGCCGCCGATAGACCAGCGGCCCGGAGGATGGAGTTAAGGATTTCGGCGCTGGTCTGCGAATGCTCCTGCCACCGGATATTGAACTGCGCCTGCTCGACTAGGTTGCCGCCGCCGGACGCCATGGACCCCATGCCGGACGACGGCACGGGCGTGTAGATGGACTTCTCCTCGTCCCACGTCCCGCCACGTCCCGGCCCGTTGTTCTGTAGGGCGTCCTCCGCGACCATGAGCCGCGACTTGCCGTGCCGAACGTCGCGCATCCACGACGTGTAGACCTCGTCCAGCGCGTCGAATAGCGGTTCGATACCGTCGAAGTCTGAGCGCCCTAGGTTCGCTAGCTCCGGTTCGGTGCGCCACTTGCGATTCGGGCGGGCGTTGGGGACGTAGGCGACGGTAAGGCGGTCGATGCCCGTCTCGAAGGCCCCGTCCTTGTCTACGATCTTCGCGGCCCACTCGGTGTCGGGGTGCTCGTCTAGGGGCATAGGCATGCCTAGCTTCTTATCGGTGCCCTTGTATAGCCCGTGGTAGATTTTGCCCTTCTCGTGCCGCTCCAGGTGCCGGATGACGGCGTTGCTCGCGTCGGCCTTGTCGGGGGCGTCCAACTTACGCCAGAACGTCACGGCTGCCAGCCGGTCGTAGCGCCATTCGGGGATAGCCGTATCTGCGGGGTGGCACGACACCATGACATGATCCGAGATGTCCTCATCCCACCACAGGCGGTAGAACACGCCGCCCAGGAACGACGCGAGCTCGCCGGACTCGTTAAGCATGGAGCCCATGGCGTCGTTGTTGGCGATAAGGTCTAGGCGCTCTTGTGCCTTCTCGCGCCACCCGTCGGCGACGGGGTTGCCGTCCTCGTCGTCGGGGGGCGGGGGGAACGTGAACGTCGGGCGCTCGGAGAACAGAAGGTCCGACGACGCGCGCGCCAGGTCGGCGGCGGCGGGAACGTGCAGCCGGGTCGTGCCCTGCTGGTTCGGGCGGCCCCAAAAGAACTTCACGACCGCGTTAACCAGGCCACGGGTCGAGGTTCGCGTCTGCTGGTTGGTGGCGTAGATTTCCGTTAGCGCGTCCTGGTCGCCCGCCCACCATGCGGACCAGGTGGACATGGGTTCGGCTAGCTTGTCGTAGGGCTTCGGCGGCCAATCAGTGTTGGGGCGCGGTAGCGGCATGGTGTTCTCCTATAGGTTTATGTAGTTACGCCATCGGCGTTCGGTGGTGATGACGCCGTACCGGACCGCGTCGCATGAGTGGTCGTTAGCCTTGATAACGGCGTCGCGGCCCTCGCTGGTTGCCTTCGGGTCCCAAGCATAACCCGGTGCCTCCCGGATGAAGCCGGCACACCTGTCGGTGACTTTCAGTCGACCGGCGGCAAGTAGCGCGGAGACGGTGCGGATGCCGTACAGAACGTCGTTCTCGGCGGGGTAGGTGTGAACCCCGTCTTGCCGTAGCTGGACGTGGAACGACGCCGCCGACGGGTCGACCACTAGCGGCGGCGGCTGCGCCCACGGGCCGTTAGGGTGGTGCGACTCGTTGAGCCATGCCCGTATCTGTTTCGATAGGTCGGCGTCGGTGAGTCGGGTGGAGTCTGACTTCGGTTCATAACGCCACTCGTCGATCAGGTATAGAACGTGGTCCTCGCCGACGCCGACGATGACGGCGCTCGTGGGGTTCGTCGTGCCGTAGTCAATGCCCACGGCTAGATATTCCACGATCCGGGGCAGGTCGGCCCACTTGACGACGTGCGTGTCGTCGTCCCACATGTCGTACACGGCACCCTCGGCGGACACCCACTGCCCTAGGATGAAACGCTTGTACCATAGGCCCGTGTATTCCTGCTTGATGGACCGCTTGTAGTCCTCGGGAAGCCCCGGGTTGTCGTCAAGGGTGAAGTGCCACGCGCGCCACTCCCCGTCTAGGCCGTCGTCGCGCGTGCCCGCCCCGTTCAGGTCGCCCATGCGGTCGAGAAACTTCTCCTTCAACCAGTGATAGGGGCCGTCGGGGTTCGTGGTGCCGAACAACTGCGCACCAGGGACGGACATGCGCGCTAGTAGCTGCGTGAAGAACGACTCGGCTAGGATCGTCACCTCGTCGCAATACGCGCCGGCCAGCGTCAAGCCACGGACCACCTTCTCGGCGGACACGTCCGACGCGCCCATGATATGCACGGTGTGCCCCATGATCTTCGCGGTCGGGGCTCCGGGCGTGTATGCCACTGCCTCGGCCAGCGGGCCGAACAAGTCCGGGTTCGTCATCGGCTGGATGACGTTTCGGAACAGTGAGTCACGGGTACGCCCCACCATTAGTAGTTCACCGCCGGGGGGCGGGTCCGCTAGGAACATGAACCACCGGAGAATCGACCCGATGGTCTTACCGGAACGGACTGCCCCCTCCCATAGGTTCACGCGGTAGTCGGCTTCTGCGACACTGATTAGCTGTTGGCGTCCCAGGGGCAACCCTAGGGGGCCGGTGTTGTGCTGCTTCACTTCTCCCCCGCATCTTCGCCGTCCGGTTGTTCCGTGTCGCCGCCCGGCTGCTCCGGCTCGGCGTCGGGGTTGTCCGGTAGCAACTTGCGGGCCGCGCGTAGGCCCTCCGCTAGCTGCTCGACCATGGACACGCGGGCCTGGTTCGTCGAGTCGACGATGCCAGCCATGAGTTTATCGTGCGCGTTGATCTGCGCTTCTACCGTGTGGTAGCCGTCGCGCTGGTCCTTGATGGTCGGCATGGGCAGGGTGACCAACACCATGCCCTGCGGCCCGCGTTCGTAGACCTGGTGCTCGTCCCACATGCGGGCGCGGGTGCGGAACGCGTCGGCTAGTAGCTGCTCGGCCAGGTCTAGGCGTTGTTCCTTTAGCCGCTTCACGCGGGTAGCGGTAGCTTCACGGGTGCGGGATACGCGCTCCTCTGAGAACCTAAAGCCCTCCTCACGTGCGACGTGGGATACGGTGCCGAAGTCGACGCCAACCTCTTTGCCGATAGCGCGGACGGACAGGCCCTTGTGGCACAGGTCAAGTATTCGCCGGCGCATGTCCGGGTCGACTTTCCTAGCCATTTCCCATCCCCCGTGGTTGCCCTGCTTGGTTGTTGCGGCCTGTCATGTCAGCGGCGGAACCGTTTGGCCCACCGGGCGATTTTGCCGTCCGCCGTGTCCCGGATGCCAACCGCCGGGTTGGCGTACTCGCCTTCGTCGTTGGTGAGGATCAGGCCGGCGATGGTTAGGTGCTCGGTGGCTTCCCGGAACTCCGCCACGGCTTCACAGAAACATGCGAACTCGTCGACCTCTGCGGTGGTTGGTTTGACTTCCTCCGCTAGTCGACGCCACACGCTTTGCCCGATTTCCGACATCCACCCGGGGGGATCACCGGCGGGGTTGCCGGTAGGGTCCGGCCCGCCGTCAAACGGGATGAATGCGCGTAGCGGTTCGGACATAGCGGTATGGCTCCTGTTGTTCCTGGGGTTACGTTTAGCGGCCTTTGCGTGGGCGTTGCCCCGGCCAGATGCCGAACACTCGGCGGAAGTATTTTGCGGCTAGGCCGTTGACGTACCGGCCCGGCACGCCCTCGCTGCGTAGCGCCACCGTCAGCGCGGTGTACGGGTGCGGGGATAGCGCCCACCGGCCTAGTCCTTCGCCACGGGTCCAATACTTGATTAGTCCCTTGGTGACCGGCCAGCCCATGTCGCCGCCTTTGCGGACCATGGCGGCCTACTCGGCGGCGGCGGCGGCCTTGCGGGCGGCTCGCACTTGGTCGCGGCGTTGCTCGAACCCCTTGTCCCACATTTCCATCATGGGGTCGGACGGCTTGTAGGGGTTGTCTCGGATTGACTTCTGGTCGTTGAACGCGGTAGCGCCTTCTAGGTAGACCTTCAAGCGGTCGTCGAGCGTGTTCATGTAGTGGTTCCTCTGCTCTCGGTGGTCGGCGGGGGGACGCCGTCGCCTTATCTTACCGTTGCCGGTTGACTGTCGCGGTGGTGACGTGCCCCGCCCTACTTCTAGGGCGGGGCCGGTGTGCTCGGCTACGTCATCGGTCACTCTCCTTCGGGGAGGTCGTCGGAGTCCAGCGACGGGAAGTCGTCGGGGGAGACGTAGCCCCGGTAGGCACTGAGTAGGTACTCGCGCCCGTTGCGGTAGGCGTTGATGCGGCGCTCGTCGCCGTACCCGTAGGCGGCGCGGGTCACCTCGGCCTTGGTGGGCATGA